GCAGTGGTCAACAGGCATGGCAGCTTGCAAGAGGTCAAATGCGTGATCGTGGCTCCGCAGTCATCCAGCGAGACAGACCGAAAGCAAATGCAAGCCACCAAGCAGCAAGAGCAGCACACCCAAAAGACTCAGGACAAGTGCGATCAGGCGGTCATGTATGTGCAGTCGGTCATCAACAAGCACGAGAACGTCATCATCAGAAAGGGCAGTAATTGCCCCAAAAACCCGCCGCCTGAACTGGCCAACCACTATCAACTGGAGTGGTCAGCCATCTACGACAACGTGCCAGGCTCGGACCGCGGTGACACCAGAAAGGCCATTGGCACAGCCGTATTCCACCACTTCAACCCAACAGACTTGACGAACCTGTGGGTCCAGTTGACATGATCTCGGGCGCACAAATCATGGCCGCTAAAGTCGACCGGACGACCGGACAGTCGACCGGACGTCCGGTCGTCCGGTCGACAGCCAATTGCCCTGCGTGTGGTGATGGATATGCCCACATATGTGTGCATTCCATCCCCACGCATGGGAGAGATTTTTCATTCAAAAGTCGACCGGCCGGACGGACAACACCCTATAGTCTTTTCCGGTCGACTTTGGGGTGTTTTGGGCAAGTATTACAGTATTACTTTTAAGTGTGGGGTCATTAGCATGATTGAGACAGCAAACTGGATCGATGACGACCGTGTTTTGTGCAGCCAGTGCGACAACGCAAAATTGGTGGATGCCAAGCAGTCCATGCCAGCAGAGCAGATGGAAAAGCACCGCAAGGTCAATGCATTGCCGCTTCAATGGATGTTCACAAATGCCAAGGTAAGGAACGGCTGGGCAACCGTGACATGGAAAGAATGGCAGTGCCAAGCAACTGGAATGTCCACGCAGCCCATGGACCTCAAGCACCGATGTCACTTGTATTCCAAGGCAACTGCACAGCCATCATCGGTAGAATCCGATGCATGGTGGCTAAACTGAGAAAAAGCATTGAACACACTGAACAGGTCAAACTGGTGCAGCGGGTCCGAGCGTTTTATCCTGACACCATCATTGCCTCAATCCCGAATGGGGGCGATAGAACGGCCTCAGAGCGCGTTAGGCTGCATCATGAAGGGGTACTGGCTGGTATGCCTGATCTGTGCGTTCTGGAGGCTTTTGGTGGGTTTCATGGGCTGTTTATTGAGATGAAGACAGCCACAGGGCAGCAAAGCAAAGAACAAAAGGCTTTGCAGTTGCAATTAAACAACAGAGGCTATCTCTGCACGGTCGCACGATCAGCCGCAGAAGGCTTTGAAATCATTAAGGGGTATCTGAATGGCGAGAAACTCATTGGCCGAGATTGCTGACCAAGGCGCAGCCAACATCGCGGCAGCACAGACACGCAAGGCCGAGGTCAGCCTGGCCAACAAAGCTGTTCACGCATTCGGTGGTGAAGATGCCGTAATCGAATTCATTGCATCGGGCGGCACGATCTCCGCGCTGTGCAAGGTATTGGGTATCGGGAATACGACATTCGACAGATGGGTCGAGAGAGGGGGCGAGGCACGCATGGCTGCCTACGCACGCGCACGCGTGCGTGCAGGGCAGAGTTTAGCCGAGCAGACCATCGACATCGCAGACGCGGCGCTGCCACAGGAGGCGCAGGTCGCCAAGCTACGGGTGGACACCAGGCGTTGGCTGGCCTCCAAGTTGTCCGAGGAGTTCTCAGACAAGCAGCAGCCCTTAGTCAACATCGACCTGGGCAGCATGGCACTTGATGCCCTGCGCAAGCGAAGCCTCGATATGCGTACCCAAGACTGACAGCACTTCTTACAACGGCCATTATGTAAAGTCGAGTTGCAGTTATCCACAAATTTATGTATACGCAAGCATTACGAATGGAGTTATCCACAGGAATCTGTGGATAACTGTGGACAAAAACCTGTGGACAGGTGCGGCACGGCCTGCCGACCTGGCCGCGCTGGACCCCCCCCATCGGGCCTCGCGGCGGGGGCGGCTGCTGCGGCACTTGACACCTATCTGCATCCCCCCATCAGAAAAAAATTTTTAAAATAATTTACACCATCCCTGATTTGCGCTAAAGTGCAATTTCCATTAACCAGGAGAAAACGATGAACACGACATTGCTAACCAAGGTGCGGACTCTGTATCCGAACAGCCGCCACAACCAACGCCAGTGGATCAAGAGCATTCGCCATCTGGGAGACAGGTGGCTGGTGCGCAGCCCCCAGCCAAAAGCGGTCCTCATTGAGCAGGCAGCCGGGAGGATGGTATGACCAAGCTGGACCTGATAATTTTGCTGACCCTGCTGTGCGCCAGCGCCAGCATCTCCATTGCCATCTTGTATTGGCTGGTGAATGTGGCCGTGATGGTGTGGGGGGTGTTATGAGCGAGAAAGACTTCTGGAAAGGCTACGTTCCTGAGCCGGATAAAAGACAGCAAGCCCTCAACAAGAAGGCAGAGAACGCCCGTGAGTTGGGGCTGGACTATGAGCCAGTTTGGGGTGGTGGCCCTACAAACAAAGACTACGAAGATGCCATGCGCCAGAGGCGATTGCACCAACTCACATCCCCACCAGCACAGCGCACATGGGTTGGGCTGACGGATGAAGATCGCGCTCAGTGCGTGCAGGCCACCGTTAACTCTGGCGATGCTGCGCAATTGATTGCTGCCATCGAAGCCAAACTCAAGGAGAAGAACACATGACCACACAACTGGTTCGTGACTCAATGAAGTTGATGGCCGATGCTGGTGTAGACATTTTGGACATCAAATGGTTTGATCTGACCGGGGCGTTCTCGGAGCATCAACACGCCAACCTTGAGCCTGTGATGACGCATCGCCCACCATTTGACAAATGCTTTGTTACTTGGAAAGGAAAGACTCGCAGCCACCCGAGCTATGAGGTTCTTATGCTGGTGGCTGGGACTGACCCAAACGAGGGAATCACGGTGTCAATGTGGAAGGGGCCAAGCGGCACAAGGCTGCGCCCCATCCCTGCGATGTTCTACTTCATCGAGGATGACAACATCCGTTACGGAGCAGTCAGTGATGATGAGCCGATAGACAAGGAATTGGCAGAGATCATGCTGGCTCAAATTGGCGCTTGGTACGGTGCGATGGACAGGCGTATTGAGGCGCACATTCCCACAGTGCGTGACACATTTACCAACCGCCGGAAGATACAGCAAGGCAAACTGCCGACCTACGACTGGACAACGGTATGGATTGAGCCATCTAAGCCCCGCCAAGAGTCCAAAGGGGGCACACACGCATCACCCCGACTGCATGAGCGCAGAGGCCACCTGAGAAGGCTAAAAACAGGCAAGAACGTCTGGGTCAAGTCTTGCAAGGTTGGTGACGCAAGCAAGGGGGCGATATTCCACGACTATGCAATCAAGGAGATGAACACATGAACTGCAAACACCGCTGGGAGCCGAGCAATTTCGGTATCAAGTACCGCATACCCACGCACTACCTGTACCAATGCACCCGGTGCAGCAAGATCATCGGCACATTACTCAAGGAGAAGACATGACCGAATGCCAACACCGATGGGAGCCTGTTCCTGATAAACCGATTTACAAATGCGTCCGATGCAATGCATTTAGTGTGAGATTCAAATGAGAAAAAAGAGCAGTTACAGGCCCAAGGGGGTGAGGCTGGACAACATGAGTTGGGTGAGGGCTGGGTTTAAGGCGGTGGGCAGTGTGCCAAAGGCTGGAGTCCACCTGAAGCTGGGCAACTTGGAGGCGCTGGAGGCGTTGATCAAGGGGCAAGGCGCTGGGGTGGACTCGCACACGATGCGTGAGGCGTTTGACATGGCGCTGTGTTTGACCCAGGTCAACCCCAAGCTGGGAGCCGACTGGACGCCAGAACTCAAGGCAGCCAAAGATGCGGCTTATGCGATGCATGACCGTGGCGAGGAGACACGCCGATTCCTATTCACCGGGCCAGAGATGCAGGCGGTCAAGCTGGGCATGACGGTGCATATCCAGCAGCTTGACGAATGCACGGTGATTGAGATGGAGAAAGCCATCAAGCTGGTGGTATCACAAAAGAAGAAAGAGCAGAAATGACAACACTGAATACAGGGCCAAACGTGATCAAGGCTTTTGAGGCTTTAAAAGAGTTTGGCCGGATGAGTGCGCAAGAGTTTGCCGATTGGGCCGACATCACTAGGTATGACGCCCATGCGGTGCTGCTGCGGATGAATAAGAGGACCAAGGCTGGCGAGAAACGCATCTACATCATTGATTGGACGTATGGCCATGATGGGGCGCGGAGGTATCCACGGCCTGTTTACGCCTTGGGCGATCAGCGGGACAAGCCAAAGCCTAAGTCTGACCTTGCCGCCAACAGGCGCAGATATGACGCCAAGGTCCACGCAATGCACCGAATGAGCAGCGTGTTTAACTTGGCGATGACACGCGAAACGATCAGAGAAATCAGAAAGGGGCAGGTATGACGCATATGCACATTGAGATGCTGGACGCTGGTGCGAACGGCACACGGGCCGATGACCTGCAAGTCAGCGGCAGCCATTACAAGGAAATGCCGATGCAGCCCTGGCACGTTATGGAGGCGGTGCTGACGCCAGAGGAATTCCAAGGGTTTCTCAAGGGCAACATCATCAAGTACAGCTTGCGGGCTGGCCGCAAAGATGGCACTGATGACGCTGGCAAGGCCAGGCACTACGCACAGAAGCTGAAAGAGATGCAGGCCAAGGCATAATTGCCTCATATGGCAAATGACAATGTATTCAAGCAGTGGGTGGACAGGTATCACCCCAACCCGGTGCTGTTTGTCCAGGAGGTGCTGGGGGTGGACCCTGACCCTTGGCAGATTGAGTTTTTGCAGGCCATTGCCAGAGGTGATCGCAAAATTAGCGTGAGGTCCGGCCACGGGGTGGGAAAGTCTACGGCGTCAAGCTGGGCCATGCTGTGGTATTTCATGACCCGCAGCCCTGTCAAGGTGGTGGTGACAGCGCCGACCAGCAGCCAGCTTTATGACGCGATGTTTGCGGAGTTAAAGCGGTGGATCAATGCGATGCCTGTGCCATTGCAGGGGCTGCTGACCGTCAAGCAAGAGCGTATTGAGTTCAACGCTGCGCCCACTGAGATGTTTATTTCGGCGCGAACGAGTCGGGCCGAGCAGCCTGAAGCCTTGCAGGGCATTCACTCCGAGAACGTCATGCTGGTGGCCGATGAGGCGTCAGGCGTGCCGGAACAGGTGTTTGAGGCGGCGGCTGGATCAATGTCCGGCCACAATGCTGTCACGCTGCTGCTGGGCAACCCGGTGCGCTCCAGCGGGTTTTTCTACGACACGCACACGCGCTTGGCCAATGAATGGACCACGTTTCGGGTCAGTTGCTTGGACTCGCCACGGGTCAGCGATGAGTACGTCAAAGAGATGCAGACGCGGTATGGGGAGGAAAGCAACGTCTACCGCATCCGAGTGGTGGGCGAATTCCCCAAGGGGGATGACGACACGGTGATTGCCATGGACTTGCTGGAGCAGGCGGTCAATCGGGATGTGGCCCCAAGCCAGCACGCACCGATGGTGTGGGGACTGGACGTTGCGCGGTTTGGCTCTGACAGGTCAGCTTTGTGTAAGCGCCAAGGCAATGCGGTGACTGAGGCCATCAAGACTTGGAAGAATCTGGACCTGATGCAATTGACGGGGGCAGTGGTGGCTGAGTACAACGCGCTGCCGCCGAGCCAACAGCCGCAAGAGATTTTGGTGGACAGCATCGGCCTTGGGGCTGGGGTGGTGGACAGACTGCGGGAATTGGGCCTGCCAGCGCGGGGCATCAACGTGGCCGAGAGTCCGGCCATGGGCGGGACGTACAGGAATCTGAAGGCTGAACTTTGGTATCGGGCCAGAGCCTGGCTGGAGGCGAGGGACTGCAAGATGGCCAAGGACGAGGTGCTGATTGCTGAACTGGCCACGGTGCGGTACAGCTTCACCAGCAACGGGAAGATTCAGATTGAGGGTAAAGACGAGATCAGAAAGCGCGGTTTGCCGAGTCCTGACAAGGCTGACGCCTTTGTTTTGACCTTTGCAAGCGATGCCATTGCCGGGATGTACGGGTCAGCGGCCAGCAGCAAGTGGAGCCAGCCACTGCGCCGAAACCTGTCAAGAGTCGCATAATCTGGGGCATTAACTGGAGAATCCTATGCCAATGAGCAAAGCTGAGAAGAAGGTCGGCAAAGTGATGGGCGAGTATAAGGCTGGCAAGTTGCACAGCGGTGGTACGGGCAAGGTGGTGAAAAACCCCAAGCAGGCCATTGCCATTGCAATGAGTGAGGCCAAGATGCCCATGCGCGGCCAGCGCACAGCAACCAACCGGAGCAAGAAATAATGGCCACTATGCAGCGCACCATGGAGCAAGCCATGGACCGTGAGGACGAAATGGAAGGCGAGGGCGAAAGCTGCCCATTGCCGACACAGGACATCACGCTGAATCTGAAGAATCGCGCCAAGGCGATCACCAGCGCGGCCTATGGTCCGCAAAACCCCAAGCTGCCCAATACAGCGTTTTGGGCAAAGAAGGCCGAGGAGTGGGACGTTTCCACCGATGACGCCAAGCAAAGTCTGTGCGGCAACTGCGCGGCATTCAACGTGTCTGAGGACATCAAAGAGTGCATCGCCAAGGGTATCGGCACTGATGCTGACCCATGGGGCACGATTGATTTGGCAGAACTTGGCTATTGCGAAATTTTTGATTTCAAGTGCGCAGCCAGCCGCACCTGCGATGCGTGGGTGGTGGGTGGACCCAACACGGGTGAGCAAGAGGGTGAAGAATATGAGGAGGAAGACGAATCATGAAACCAGGTCTTTACGCCAACATTAACGCCAAGCAGGCACGCATCGCCGCCGGGTCTAAAGAGAAGATGCGCAAGCCTGGCGCAAAGGGTGCGCCAAGCGCTGCCGACTTCAAGGCAGCGGCCAAGACAGCCAAGCCTGTCAAGAAGAAATGAAAACGCCAGCATGGCAACGCGCAGAGGGCAAAAGTCCCTCTGGCGGCTTGAATGCCAAGGGCCGCGCCAGCGCCAAGGCCGAGGGCATGAATCTTAAGGCTCCGGTCAAGTCGGGCGACAACCCACGGCGTGCCAGCTTCTTGGCGCGTATGGGCAATATGCCTGGGCCTGAGATGAAAGGCGGCGAGCCAACACGGCTGCTGCTGTCTTTGAAGGCTTGGGGCGCGTCATCCAAAGAGGATGCACGGTCCAAAGCCAAGGCCATTTCGGCCCGAAATAAAGCTAAAAAATGATCCCAATTTGTATCTCAACCGTGCACGGCAAGGGCTTGGCCGTGCTGCTGGAGTCCATCAAGCAGTACGCGCCAGAATGCCCTGTTTACCTGCGCGGCCCTGAGTCGGTGATTGAAAACCATCAGGCTTTTTTAAAGATTTACGGCCAGCCCAGCAACTTTGGTGACGATTACAACCATGTGATTGGTGAAGCGCTCAAAGACTGGAACGATTGCATCGTGGCCAACGATGACATTGTGCTGACGCCCGACAGCGTGAAAGTGCTGATGGAAGATGTGCAGATCATCAAGACCATGCACAGCGTGCGGCCAGGGTGGATTTCATCCAGAAGTGACGCAGCGCGGCCCGGCCAAAACGTGCGGATTACCGACCAGCCAGAGCGACTGCATTTCTACAAATTCCCATCCGAGGCGCACATCAAGATGGCCGAGGAAGTCAGTCCGATATTTGCCTACATCACCAAAGACGCATTTGGCGAGGGCTTTCCTCCGCTGAATTGGTACAGCGATGATGTGCATTGCCGCGACTTGATTGAGCGCGGTTACAGCCACTTTGTTAGCGCCAGCTATGTTCACCACATTGGCAGCCACACAATTGGCTTTGATGCAAAGAAACTGCACGACCAAGCGATGCCTTGGCTGCTAGAGAACAGGCCAACGTATGCAAAAGCCTGGTTTGATACTTAATCTGGGGTCGGGCAAGGATTGGCTGGAGGAATGTCTTAACGCAGACATTCAAGCCAGCAAAGACCCAGATTGGCTGCTTGACATCACCAAAGTGCCATGGGGTGAGACAATTCGCACAAGACTTGGCGAGTTGGAAATCAAGCGCGGGCTGTTTGATGTGATCTTGGCCAACGATGTGCTGGAACACATCCCTGATTTGGTCACGGCTATGACCAACTGCAAAGACCTACTGAAAGTCGGCGGGGAAATGCGGATTCATGTGCCATATGACTTGAGCCTTGGGGCTTGGCAAGACCCAACCCATGTTCGGGCATTCAATGAGAATTCCTGGCGCTATTACACCGATTGGCATTGGTATCTTAACTGGCCTGATCGGTTTGAGTTAACACGGCTGGAAATGCGTCTTTCAGCGGTCGGTGAGGCACTAAAATTGCCCCAAGACGAAATCCTCCGCACGCCACGGGCTGTGGATTCAATGTATGTGGTTCTGACAAAGGTTTCACCATGAACGAGCAAGACATCACCAACACCATCAACACAGACATTGTGGCTGACAAGCCCATGGATGATGCTGAATTGCAGGCCATCATCACTCAAGATTTGGTGGATGCGGTCAGCTACATCGACAGCGACATTTCGCCAACACGGGCCAAGGGGACGGAATATTACCGTGGCGACCTGTTTGGCAATGAGGTGGATGGCAACAGCAAAGTGGTGGCCATGGAAGTGCGCGACACGGTGAGCGCCATGCTGCCAAGCCTGATGCGTGTGTTTTTCAGCACCGAGAATGTGGTGGAGTTTGTGCCTCGCGGCCCAGAGGATGTCAAGGGTGCGCAGCAGGCGACCGATTACGTTAACTACATCTTCCAGAATGACAACAACGGCTTTTTGACCAGTTACGCCATCTTCAAGGATGCGCTGGTCAGGAAGTGCGGCATTGCCAAATTCTGGTGGGAGGATGAGGAGAGAGTCCACATTGATGAGTACACCGGGCTGGACGAGCAGACGCTGGAAATGCTGATGCAAGAGCCTGATGCAGAAGTCAAGATTGTGGTGTCTTACCCTGACCCCAATGTTGATGAAATGCAATTGACCACGGTGGACCCAATGACGGGTGCGCCCGTGACCATGCCTGCGCCCATGCTGCACGATGTGCAGATCAAGCGCATCACCAAGGATGGCCGCATCCGCATCATGGCCGTGCCTCCAGAGGAATTGATTCTGAGCAGACGCGCCAGATCGTTTGACGATGGCAACATCATTGCCCATCGCCAGATGGCCACAGTGGCCGACCTGATTGCCATGGGATATGACCAGGACGAGATTGAAGAAAACCTGTCATCCACTGACCTCGACAGCAATGACGAGTATCTGGCACGCCAACCACTGTCCACCACCATGGGCACAGATGACGCCGCCAACCCCATGATGCGCCGGGTGCTGTATGTGGAGGCGTATTCGCGTGTGGACTTTGATGGCGATGGCATTGCCGAGTTGCGCAAAGTCTGCTGCATGGGCAGCGGCTACAAGGTGGTGCGCAACTTGCCAGCCTCTTACATTCCCTTTGCTGATTTCCCTTGCGATCCAGAGCCGCACACCTCGCCACTGGAAGCAATGTCAATTTTTGACATCACCCGCGACCTGCAAGAAATCAAATCCGAAATCTTGCGCAATACGCTGGACAGCCTGGCGCAGTCTATTCACCCGCGCACAGCGATTGTCGAGGGACAGGTCAACATCGATGATGTGCTGAACAACGAGACAGGCGCGATCATTCGGATGCGTGCGCCTGGCATGGTCCAGCCATTGGCCACGCCTTTTGTCGGTCAGGCTGCATTCCCGATGATGGAATACATGGACCAGATCAAGGAAGACCGAACGGGCATGAGCAAGGCGGCTATGGGCCTGAATGCCGATGCCTTGCAGTCCAGCACCAAGGCGGCGGTCAACGCCACCATCAGCGCCAGCCAAGGCCGCATTGAACTGACAGCACGCATTTTGGCCGAAGGCATGAAGAAGCTGTTTAAGGGCATCTTGTTCTTGGTCACCACGCACCAGGACAAAGAGCGCATGGTGCGTATGCGCAACGAGTGGGTGGCTATGGACCCACGCCATTGGAATGCCACCATGGATGCCAGCATCAACATCGGTCTGGGCATGGGCGACACCAACGAGCGATTGCAGGCTTTGATGATGATCATGTCCAAGCAAGAGCAAATCTTGCAGCAGCTTGGCCCCCAAAACCCGCTGGTGACCCCACAGCAGTTCAGCAACACGCTGCGCAAGATTGTGGAACTGTCGGGCTTTAAGGATGCTTCCAGCTACTTCCAAGACATCCCTGCCGACTATGTGCCGCCAGCGCCACCAGCACCAAAACCAAGCCCAGAGGAAATCTTGGCACAGGTGCAGGCCGAGAGCATCAAGGCTGACATCCAGAAAAAGGCCGCAGACTTGGAACTTCAGCGCCAGCAAATGATCATGGATGATGATTTAAAGCGCGACCAAATGGCCCAAGACCTGTATCTCAAGAAGTATGAAATTGAGTTAAAGTACAACTCACAGATCAGCACAGCGGAAATTGATGCCGTGCAAAACATTGATCGTGAAGCGATTCGCCAGCAGGCGCTATTGGCCCAGCAGCAAGCGGCTCAGTTTATTGAGCAGCAGCAGCCACCAGCGCAGATGGCGACACCATCAACCTTTAACGGAATGGCACAGTGACCAACGAAGACCCAATTAGGAAGGGCCGCAAGGCCCAGCAGATTCTTGAGGACGAAACCCTCAACATTGCGATTGCAAAACTTGAGAATGATCAACTTTGGGCATTTCGATCATCGAAACCCGAGGAAACCATCAAGCGGGAAACTGCTTGGTGTATGTTGCAAGCCATTGATGGCCTGCGACAAGAGTTGATCAAGATCATGGACAACGGCAAGATTGCTCAAAAATCTGCTGATCGCACGCAGAAACTAATTTGAGGTAAATGATGTCAGAATCTCAAGCAATGAATATGGCCGATGCGGCCAGTGCTATCTCGGCAATGTTAGCCCCCGAACAGGGACAAGCAGAAGTTGACGAGACGCAGCAAGTCGAGGAGTCCGAGGAGGACACCGAGACAGCGGCCTCTGATGTAGATGACTCGGGTGTGGAAGACGCGCCAGAGGAAGAAACAGCAGAGGAACAGTCCGAAGAAGGCGAGGAGCAAGAGGAGCAAGACCAGACGCAGACTTTCACCGTCAAAATTGATGGCAAGGAAGTCGCTGTGACTCTGGAGGAACTCCAAAACGGCTATTCGCGGACTCAGGACTACACCCGAAAAACGCAGCAGATTGCCGAAGTGCGAAAGCAAGTCGAGCAAGAAACGCAGGCAGTTCGGGCCGAGCGTCAACAGTACGCTCAGTTGTTGGGAGCATTGCAAGCACAACTTCAAGCGACCGAGCCACAAGTCGATATGGACCGTCTTTATAACGAAGACCCCATCGAATGGGTGAGGACCAAAGAGGTCATGCGCGAGAGACAAGAGAAAGCCTTGGCTATTCAGGCCGAACAGCAAAGGCTGGCTCAACTTTCGCAGTATGAACAGCAGCGTGCTATGGAGGAGCAGCTTTCTAGCCAGAAAGAAGCCCTGCTGGCAGCCTTGCCCGAGTGGCGAGACCCTAAGAAGGCGAAAGCCGAAAAGGCGCTGGTGGTGGAATCTGCGAAGGCGGCAGGTTTCTCTGAGGATGACTTGAATAGCGTCTATGACCACCGACTGGTTTTGCTTCTGCGTAAAGCAGGGCTGTACGACCAGATGGTGAGCAAACGACAGGGCATCAAGCCCGTGGTGAACAATGGCCCACGACCTGCCAAGCCTGGTGCAGCAGGTCGGGTTTCGACAACAACCGAGGCTGTTCGCGCAAAGCAGCGTCTTGCAAAAACTGGCCGTGTCGATGATGCGGCCTCTGCAATTGAACTTTTACTGAGGTAAACAAAATGGCTATTGTTAGCAATACATTCTTGACCTATTCGGCCAAGGGCATCCGCGAAGACTTGAGCAATGTGATCACAAACATCGCTCCCGAAGAAACCCCTTACATGAGCAACATTGGCCGTGAAAACGTGTCCAACAGCTTGTTTGAGTGGCAAACCGACACATTGGCCGCAGCCGCTGCCAATGCTCAGTTGGAAGGTGATGATGTCGGCAGCTTTGATGCTGTGACTGCCACTGTGCGTTTGCAAAACTACGCACAGATTAGCCGCAAGACGATCATCTTGTCGGCCACTGAAGAAGTGGTCAACAAGGCTGGTCGCCGCAGCGAACTGGCATACCAGATCGCCAAGCGTGGCTCTGAGTTGAAGCGTGACCAAGAATTCGTCATGCTGAACGGCGGCATCGCTGTGGCTGGTGATTCCACCACTGCCCGTGTGTCTGCATCTTTGGGCGCGTTTGTGAAAACCAACACCGACAAGCAGACCAACGGTGTTGATCCATCGTACACCACGCTGCCAAACAGCGCCCGTACCGATGGCAACGTGCGTACCTTTACCGAGACGATCCTCAAGAACGTCATCCAAAAGGTGTGGACTGCTGGCGGCACTCCAAAGATTCTGATGTGTGGTCCTGTTAACAAACAGCGCGTGTCTGGTTTCTCTGGTATCGCCTCCAGCCGATTCAACATCGATGGTGGTGCAAAGCCTGCAACACTGGTCGGCGCAGTTGATATTTATGTAAGCGATTTCGGCAACGTGCAAGTCATCGCCAACCGATTCCAGCGTGAGCGTGACGCCTGGGTGATCGATCCTGACTACGCCAAGATGACCGTGCTGCGTCCTTACCAGCAGATCGAATTGGCCAAAACAGGCGATGCCGACAAGCGCATGCTGATCGTTGAGTGGGGTCACAAAGTGCTGGCAGAAAATGCCCACGGCCTTGCCGCAGACTTGGTTACTTCTTAAACCAAACCGGAAAGGGCCAAGGAAACTTGGCCCTTTTTTTTATGATTGAAAAAAAACTGTTTGATGTAAACGCCGAGCAAGGCATCACACGCCACTGGCACTACAACACCGACACCGATGAGGTGACGATACAGACGCAGCAAGATGTCACAGATGTCATTGAAGCCAACAAAGCCATTTACAATTCAGTTGACGAGAAAGCCAATTGGACGGGTGAGTGGCATTTGGTCGCAAGCATTCCGGAAGCCTTGTTTTACAAGATGAAGGCCGAGGGAAAGATTGATGATCAGGAGTACATGAAACGCTGGTTGAACGACTCGGACAACCAATTTTTCAGAACTCGACCAGGAAAAGTATGAATTACATCGCAGTCTGCACGCCAGCCCGAGATCAGGTCCACACCAATTACACCTACTGCATGGTGAACATGGTGGCGTACCACACGCTCAACACCTCAGACGCAATCAGTCTGAAATTGATGCAGGGCACGATCATCCAGAATCAGCGTGCCGACCTGTGCTTGGATGCCATGCGTGAGGGCTGCACCCATATCTTGTTCATTGACAGCGATATGACGTTTCCACAGGACTTGGTGGGCAGACTGCTGGCGCACGACAAAGAGATCGTGGCTGCCAACTGCGCACGGCGCAGAATGCCCACTGGCCCTACGGCGCAAGACTATGACGAGAACGGCAAGCGCATCCCCATTTACACCATGCCAGATTCCACGGGTCTGCAAGAGGTGGGAAGCATTGGCACGGGCATAATGCTGATCAAGCGTGAAGTGTTTGAGGGAATGTCAGAGCCTTGGTTTGATATGCCTTGGCAAACGACACGGGGCTACATGGGAGAAGACGTTTTCTTCTGCAAGAAAGCCCAAGAACTCGGATACAAGGTTTATATCGACCACGATGTTTCCAAAGAGATTGGACACATTGGCACGTTTGAGTTCCGACACGACCACACATGGATCGTGAAGGAGGAAATGGACAAAGAGGCTGAAAATGGCACTTAGCACATATGCAGAGTTGAGGACATCCATCGGTGACTGGCTGAACAGGTCCGACCTGTCGGCCACCATCCCTGACTTCATTTCGCTGGCAGAGGCGCAGATTGAGCGCACGCTGCGCACAAGGCAGATGATTGTTCGGGCCAATGCGTCTTTTGACCAGCAGTATGGCGCTGTGCCTGCGGACTTCTTGGAAGTCAAATCCTTGAAGCTGACCAGCACCAACCCACCAACGCCTTTGTCGTTTCTGACGATTGATTTGCTGGACGAGCAGTCATCCAGCTATACGGCCAGCGGCAAGCCCAAGTTTTTTGGCGTGGTGGGCAACCAGTTGCGCATCTTGCCAACACCTGATGGGACATACACCACCGAGTTGACCTATTTCGCTAAGTTGACAAAGTTGTCAAATAGCGTGACCACCAACTGGCTTTTGGCATCAAGTCCAGACATTTATTTGTATGGGTCGCTGTTGCAGGCTGCACCATATTTGCAAGACGATGCGAGAATCCAGACATGGGCCACGCTGTATGAGCGTGCCTTGAATGACCTGCGCACGGCAGATGATCGCGGCGCATCATCGGGCGGCACTTTGCTGACCCGCGCAAAGACTTTTGGATAAGGAATAAGCCATGTCATCTTTCACCGACCACACCGAAAGCCTGGTGCTGACCTGGCTCTTTACCAATAGCACGGCCACGCGCCCGACAGCTTGGTTTGTTGGCCTGTTTACGGCAGCCCCATCTGACACAGGTGGTGGCACTGAGGTGTCCGGCAGCGGCTATGCACGCACGGCCACTGGCACGATGACCATTTCTGGCACAGACCCTACCAACGCCACTAACGCCTCGGCTATTGAGTTCCCTGCGGCATCTGGTGGTAATTGGGGTTCGGTGGGCTGGGCTGCCATCTTTGACGCCAGCACAGGCGGCAACATGATTGCTTGGGCGGCGCTGTCCACAGCACGCACCATCAACGATGGCGATGTGCTGCGCATCCCCGCTGGCGACCTTGACGTTACCTTGACATGACATGGCAGCTTATGGTCTTGGCCCATACGGCGCAGGCAAATACTCTTATGGCGTAAGTCTAGGGGCGGTTACCTTTGCGGCCACCAGCGCCATGGTGGTTGATTCAGAAAGCATTCTCTTGGGTGCTTTTTCTGTTTCTGCATCCAGCACTGTGACGATTGACGCAGTGCGTGTGCCATTGGTGCAAATTCTGATTGAAGACTTTGGCGAGATGACGGTGGCAACATCGATCATTGGCTCAAGTGGCGTGGAAATGGTCGCAACATCGGCCATGTCAACCAGCGCATTGATCACAAAATCATCTGCATTGCTGATCTCTGCACAGTCTTCCATGACGGTAAATGCTGGCCTAAAATGGCAAGCAGAAACTGACACATCTGAAACCTGGTCTGCGATTAGCGACAACAGCGAAAGCTGGACGCCAATCGCCGACAATACTGAATCTTGGCAAATTGCCGCATGAGGTGAAAAATGGCTGATACAACCACCACGAATCTATTGCTGACCAAGCCAGAGGTCGGTGCGTCCACAGACACCTGGGGGACTAAGATCAATTCGGACTTGGACACCATTGACGCGCTGTTTGATGCAGGTCCGGTGCTGAAGGTCACAAAAGGCGGCACGGGTGGCGCAACCGCATCAGCAGCCCGAACAAGTTTGGCTGTGCCTGGTACAGCAGTTGCAAATACTTTTTCTGCCAACCAGATCATTGAGGTGGCAGACAACACCAACGCAGCCCTGCGTATCACGCAAACCGGAACAGGCAACGCGCTGCTGGTGGAGGATTCTGCAAATCCTGACACTTCACCCGTGGTGATTGATGCCGCTGGCCAACTGGTTGTTGGCAATACGGCGGCAGTAAGTGGCCTGGGCCAATTGCAAGTTTTGGGAGCCAGCACCAGCGCAAGCCTTGCTCAATTTTCGGCAGATGTTACGTCTGCTTCTCTTGCGTTTTATAAATCAAGAAGCACGACAATTGGTTCGCCAGCAACCGTGGTGGCAAGTGGTGACCTATTGGGTCAACTGCTTTTTTTCGGCTCAGATGGCTCGGCTCCATCTGGTCAATTTCTTAGTGGCGCAGTGATTGCGGCAGAAGTTGATGGGACTCCTGGCTCCAACGATATGCCTGGTCGCTTGGTATTTCGCACCACGGCTGATGGAGGAGTTTCAACAACAGAGCGTCTGCGGATCGCATCCACTGGTGCGTTTGGTTTGTCAGGCGCAAATTACGGCACAAGTGGGCAGGTCTTAACATCTGGAGGCTCTGGCGCAACGCCCACTTGGACCAGTGTTGGCGTGCCTTTTACCAACAACACTACACTTGCCCAAATTCAGGCAACGGCTCTTTCTTTTTAAGGAATCATCATGGCAAACACTTTTACAGCCCCATTCGCACAAACCCCCAAAACCGCTACGGCGGTCTGCACGGCGGCTGCCACATTGACAGACGCGCCAAGCAACACTGTATTGCTGGTTACGGCTGGCTCTGATGGCGCGATCCTGACTCGCTTGACAGCAATTCCACGCGCCACTGTTACCGCATCATCTTTGGTGGTTTTCATCAGCAAAGACAGCGGCACAACACAGCGCCTGATTGATTCTGAGTTGATGGCTGCGCACACTGTGGCAACCACCACAGCAATCCCCGAAACCACATTTGCCTTGTACACAGAGACCACTCCATTGCGCCTTGAAGCAGGCGACCGACTGTATGTGGGTTCGCAAGTGGCTCTGGCTGGCGGCATCGTGTTCCGCGCCGAATTCACCAACTTCTAATAGGTCTGACGATGCCCTACCAGTACGGAATGCAGAACAACAGGGGTCTGCCGCCTAATGCAGTTCGGCGTGCTGTTGGCGTATCGCCAGATTTCCCTGTTGTTGGCAATGGGCTGGGTGGCTTGCCTGTGCGTATTGTTGGCCCCAAATACATGGTGGTCACAACATCGGGCGCAACCGTCACAACATCGGGCGATTTCAAAATTGCCACATTTAACGCGTCTGGAACATTTACGGTCGAATCAGTTGGCACTGATGCAGCCGCAGGTTCAAAAGTTGAATACCTTGTAGTGGCTGGTGGAGGCGGCGCAGCTGTAGGCGGTGGTGGCGGTGGTGGTATGCAAACCGCAACTGGACTGTCTATTGCTAAAACAGCGTATACGGTGACTGTTGGTGGCGGTGGTGCTGTAACCAGCGGTCAACCCGGCTCTCCCGGATCATCATCTTCTTTCGGCACTCTTATTGTTTCAGCAGGCGGCGGGTTTGGCGCGCAATTTGGCAATACTGCTGGAGGCAACGGAGGTAGTGGCGGCGGCGGTAATGGCACTTCAGGTGCAGGTGGCTTGGGAACTTCTGGACAGGGAAACAATGGCGGTGGTGGCGGCGACACCGGATATTTTTTTGTAGGTGGCGGCGGCGGGGGGGCTGGTTCTGTTGGAGCAACAACGAATGCTCAGGGTTCGGCGGGGGGTGCTGGCATTGCAAGCTCAATAACAGGAACATCGGTTACTTACGCTGCCGGAGGGATGGGATCACTCGGAAATACCAATGCCTCACCAGCAAATTCAGGAAAAGGCGGGGAGGGTTCTACGGGGGGCAATCCTTCGGCTGGTGGCTCTGGCAGGGTCGTAATTAAATGGAGATTCCAGTAATGGCTCACTTTGCAGAATTGGACGCAAACAATATCGTGCTGCGCGTCATTGTGGTCGATAACGACATGATTCTTGACGAACAAGGCCAAGAATCAGAATTAACAGGGATTGCTTTTTGTCAATCATTGTTTGGCGCTGACACACGATGGGTGCAGACCAGCTACAACGGTAGCATCCGCAAGCACTATGCTGGAATGGGGTTTACCTACGACACGCAGCGCAACGCATTCATTGCACCAATGCCCGATGGCGATGGCTGGATTCTGGACGAAGCAACTTGCCAGTGGCGCAACCCTGAAATGGAATCTGTACAAATTGGAGTGACCCGTGTCTGAACCTCTAACTGATCTCAAAATGGTGGATAACGTCTTTGTGAAGATGCACCGATTCATTAACGCTGGTGACACACATGAAGGCCATGCCCATGTGTTTGACCACATCACGCTTCTTGCAACTGGCAAAGTGTTGATGAAGCATGACAATGGCGAACAAGAGTTCACTGCACCGCATTTGATCGTCACGCCAAAAGGCATCACGCACCAATTCACTGCGCTTGAAGCTGACACTGTGTTTTGCTGCATCCATGCTATTCGTGATGGTAGCGATGTGGATGCTGTGGCCTCTCAAGACATTACGCCAGCGCAAGCATTTGAGTTGATGACAAAGTATCCGCTGACTCAGGAGTAAAAGATGTCGGAGCAGATTGACGCCACTGAGGCCAGATTGACAACCCATGAGCAAGTTTGCGCCCATCGGTATGAGGCCATCCAAAAATCGTTTGAGTCAGGCTCCAAGCGCATGACTAAGATTGAGTATCTGCTTTATGCGGTGATCGCTGCTGTTCTTCTTGGCCCAGGTGTGGCGGCTGAGATGGTCAAAAAGATATTTGGCCTCTGACCATGAAAGATTGGGCAGTCAGCTTTATCGCGGCTGCCCTGCTTGTTTGCATGGTCATTTGGTGCGCCAAGGTTTTTATCTGGGTGCTGTCATGAGAATTAAAATTGCCATCGGCATAATTGCTGTCTGGTGGCTTTTGCAGGTCGCCTTGTTTGTATTAAGGGGACTGTCGTGATTGATCCGGTAAGTGCAATGGCCGCTGTGAGTGCAGCGGTAAACATGATCAAGAAGGCGTCCAAGACAGTCGATGATGTCTCAAGCCTTGGCCCACTGATCGGCAAATACTTTGACGCCAAACACACGGCCACCAAAGCGGCAAGTCAAGCCAAAAAAGCTGGCGGCTCCAACATGGGCAAGGCCATTGAAATTGAACTGGCTTTAAAGGCTCAGAAGGATTTCGAGGAGCAGCTTAAAGGTCTGTTCTTTTCCACCAACAACATGGACGTTTGGAACAGCATCCAGCAACGTGTGATGGAGATGAACAAGGAAGACCGAGAAGAACAGCGCCGAGAGGCTGCAAGGGCGCTTAATGCTGCCAAAAGACGCAAAGAGGTGATGGAGTTGACCATTGCCATCACGCTGATTTCTGTGATCGCCATCATTCTGTTCTGGGGAATTCTTGAAGTTGTCTTTTATTGTTCCGACTACGGGTGCGGGTCATGAAATGGACAAGTGGAAAGAGGCCAAAGACGGGTTTGACAAGTGGCTCAAAATCAACTGTTACTTGGCGTTTATCTGGGTCGGCTTTAAGGTGCTTCAGTTCTTGCCCCCAGACATTGCCAACCGAGTCATTGAGGCATTCTTGGAGAAGCTAGGCATATGAAAATCATTGCATTGATTGTGGCCATGCTGGCGCTGGTCGGGTGTGAAGACCGATACAGATACCCATGCCAGAATCCTGACAACTTTCACAAGCCTGACTGCCAAAAGCCCAAGTGCCTGTTCACCCAGCAATGCCCTGAGTATTTAGTGGCCCCAATTTTGGAGAAGCAAATTGATCAAACTAAACAGCCAGCCAACACCGAAGCTAACCGCTGAAGAATTGGAAGTCAGGGTCTGGGGCTTTGTGGTCATTATGATCACGCTGATCCTGGCTGGCATCGTCTTTGCCCTGCTGTATTCAGTCACCTTTGTGACGCAGCCGATCAAATCGATGGCCCCCATTGACCAGGCTTACACCAAGATGCTGAACGACATCGTGCTGCTGATCGTGGGCGGCATTGGCGGTATCGTGGGCAAGCGTGCTGTGTCTGGTGCGGTCAATGCCATGCGCTCCACCCCCACGCCATCTGGCCCATCGTATGGCCAGCAGTATGCGCCACTGCACCACAGCCATGCGCCTCAATACGCTTACGCGCCCCAGCCATCCAATGCCATGCCGGACTTCAACTGGATGGGCTACAAAAACCCAGAACTGGATGAGTCATGGACGCCTGGCCCACCACCGACCACGCCACCAGAGCATCAAGAGCCTGATGAGGACCGTGCAGAGATTGCTGCGGCCCGTAAGGAGCAGGCGTGAGTCCGCTGACCCTATACCCAACGCTGGCGCTGGTGGCTGTGCTGGCCATGGGTGGGTTTTACAAGTATGGCCACCACAATGGCTGGAGCGACCGGGATGCAGAGATGCAGCTTGAGATCGCCAAGAAGAACGAGGAGGCCAGAGCCAAGGAGCAAGAGATGGCCAAGGCTGTGGCTGAAAAGGAAATGGAACTGCGAAAGGCAAATGATGTCATTACCAAAAAGCAAACTGATCTGGCTTCTGCCATTCGTGCTGGCAGGGTGCGCCTCCCCACCGCCAGTTGTCCACAAGCCAGCCCAAGTGCCGCCATTGCCCTTGGAAATAGCGACCAAGCGAGAAGCGAACCTGACCGACAGGCTGACACAGCTTCTGATGCCGAGCGATCAACCCTCCAAGCCATCGCAGAAATAGTGGCCCAAGGCGACAGAAACACGGTCCAGCTAAATGCTTGCATTGACGCATACGCCAACATGAGGAACATCATCAATGGTACGCCCTGACCAACTGGAACAACTGCACATTGCCCCACATTGGGCTGATGCGCTCAATGCCACGTTTGACCGATTTGGCATCCTGACCCCGCGCCAGCAAGCAGCATTCATTGGCCAATGCGGCCATGAGAGCGCCAACTTCAGGGTGCTGGAAGAAAACTTGAATTACCGGGCTGCAACCCTGCTGAAGCTGTTTCCCAAAACACCACGCAGGGCTTGGGGCTTTACACCAGAAGAAGCTGCTGCATATGAGCGCCAACCCAAGAAAATTGCAAACCGTATTTATGGCAATCGTATGTCCAACCGTGATGAGGCTTCTGGCGATGGTTATCGTTTTCGCGGTCGCGGCTGCATTCAGTTGACAGGCACAGCCAACTACCACCACGCAGGCCAAGCCTTGGGTGTTGACTTCATCATGGAGCCTGACTTGGTGGCCACGCCCCAATATGCGGCCCTGACTGCTGGCTGGTTTTGGGATACTCAAAAGCTAAATGCCATTGCCGAGTCCGGCAACCACTTGGCACTTACCAAAAAGATCAACGGCGGCACGATTGGGCTGGATGACCGGATCAAGCACACCAACGAGGCTTTGGCATTGTTGGGCGGCTAAAGGTGGAATAATTGCGCCATGGCAAACGTCAAGCAGCAATTAGAAACCCCATCCATTCCGAGCCTTGGTTTTGCTCCGGAGGTGTATGAGCGCAGGCACTTTAGTGAAAACTACGGTGCGCTGAACACCTATTTTCGTAAAATAGTTGGGTCATTGGGATCGCTGTTTGGGCCTCAAGGCGGCAAGTTTTTGAACAACCCTTATGGGGCTTTTCACAGCAGCATTGACCAAGTGGCTGCAAGCACGACCACGGCTTACCCCGTCTTCTTTGGCAACACAGACTTGTCCAACGGGGTCAGCGTTGCCAGCGATTCAAGAATCACAGTGGCTGTGGATGGCGTGTGGAACTTGCAGTTTTCTTTGCAGATCAAAAACGTCAGCAACGATGGGCAAGACTTTGATATTTGGCTCCGCAAGAATGGCACAAACATTGCCGACTCTAACAGCCGATTTCACGCGCCAGCCCGAAAGTCTTCTGGCGATCCAAGCCACTTGGTTGCAGCTTTAAACTTTTTTGTGGATATGGTGGCTGGCGATTACGTTGAGATTGTCGGCTGCGTGACCAGCACCGATTTGAGCCTTGAGGCATTTCCGGCAGGCACAAGCCCGACACGGCCAGCCATTCCATCGGCCATTGCCACCATGACATTTGTGTCCAATTTACCAACGGTGTGACCATGTACATTCCAATCAAATTACCACCAGGTGTTTACAAGAACGGCACAGAATATCAAGCCGCAGGCCGCTGGAACAATGCCAATTTGGTGCGCTGGTACGAGAACACCCTGCGCCCCATTGGGGGCTGGCGCAAGTTTTCCGCAACCCAAATGACCGGGACAGCCCGTGGCTTGATCTCATGGCGCGACAACGGCGGAACGCGCTGGGTCGGCATTGGGACAAACAGCAAACTCTATGCAATGTCGCAGGCTGGCGTGATCAAAGACATCACGCCCACTGGATTTACAACTGGTCTTGCCAGTTCCACCACGGTGACTGGCTACGGGTACAACACCTATGGCAGCTTTGCCTACGGCGTAGCTCGACCTGATACGGGCGCAGTCACGCCAGCAGCCACATGGTCGCTGGACACTTGGGGCGAGTATCTGGTGGGCTGTTCCAGCGCAGACGGGAAGTTATACGAGTGGCAGCTTGGCTTTACCACCCCGACAATTGCCGCGCCTATTGCCAACGCGCCCACAAGCTGCAAGGCTTTGATGGTCACAGCCGAGCGCATTATTTTGGCTCTCGGCGCTGGCGGCAATGCACGCAAGGTGCAGTGGTGCGACCAGGAAAACAATACGGCTTGGACGCCCACCACCAGCAACTTGGCTGGGGATTACGACTTGGCCACGCCAGGGTCGCTGATTGCTGGCAAGCGCGTTAAGGGCATTAACCTGCTGTTTACCGATGTGGATGTCCACACGGCTCAGTATGTGGGCGCACCCTTTGTTTATGGCTTTGAAAAGGCTGGCTCTGGCTGCGGCTTGATTTCGGCCCAGGCTGTGGCCGCTATTGATACGGCTGCCATCTGGATGAGCAAGTCAGGCTTTTGGATTTATGACGGCTACGCCAAGCCATTGCCAAGCGATGTGTCTGATTACGTTTTCAGCAACATCAACATGGCGCAAGCCAGCAAGATATATGCGGTCCATGTCAGTCAGTTTGGCGAAATCTGGTGGTATTACCCCAGCAGTGGCAGCAACGAAAACGACAGTTATGTCACGTTTAATTACCGTGAAAACCACTGGAACATTGGGTCATTGGCACGCTTGTCGGGCATTGATGCAGGCGTGTTTGCCAACCCCATGATGGTGTCCAGTGATGGTTACATCTACGAGCATGAAGTCGGCTTTGCCTATGATGGCGCATCGCTGTTTGCAGAGTCTGGACCTGTGCAGATTGGCAACGGTGACAACATTATGAGCGTGCGGGAGGTCATTCCAGACGAGCAGTCGCTGGGCGAGGCTGTGGTGTCGTTTACGGCCAAGATGTACCCCACTGGCACTGAATACTCATACGGCCCCTATTCCGCAGCCAACCCCACCAGCGTGCGCTTTTCTGGCCGACAGATCAATATGAAGGTCACAGGCAACACTTTGGCCGATTGGCGTGTGGGCGTCATGCGTCTGGAGGCTGTGGCCTCTGGCAAGCGATGAGCGACATTGAGCATTTGGAAAGGCTGCGCCACCATGTGGAGGCGGCATTAGAATACTCTGGCGGCACACACGACTTTGACGACATCGTGGAGATGGTGGGTAAAAACCAGTTGCAGGTATGGCCTGCCACAAAGTCGATTGTGCTGACAGAGATCATTGTCTACCCACGACTGAAGAATTTGCATTACTTCTTGGCTGGTGGCGACCTCGATGAACTCTCAAGGATGCGACCGATGATCGAATCCTGGGGCAAGTCATTGGGCTGCACCAGGGTGTCATTGGCAGGCCGAAGGGGCTGGGCCAAGACATTTTTGAAAGATGAAGGATACAGCCCACAATGGACTGTATTGGCGAAGACACTTTAGGAGCAGATGATGGCTTACACACAAGCAGAAGTTAACCAGTTGGTGCAAGAGGCTGCTGCACAAGCTGGCGGCACGTTGTCCTATGCAGACGTTGCTAACGCTGCGGCCAACCTTGGCATTCCAGCCTCACAGATCAATTCCGCTGTTTCAACGGGGGTGATCACTGGATCGCCAGGCGGTGGCGGTGGCGGAGGTGGTGGCGAAGGTGGTGGTGGAAATGCACCAGTCATGCCCTCCACTTACGACCAGAATTATGTCAATCAGCTATTGAGAGAGGCTGCTAGACAGGCGGGTGGCAGTTTGTCCTATGAAGACGCAGTGCGTGCAGCTACGCGCTTGGGAATTCCAACATCTATGCTGACCGGGGGGCTGACCTCCGGCATCATTACTGGCGGTCCAACTACAAAGCCGCTGACGCCAAAGCAACCCACCACGCCCGTGATGCCAAAGGGGTATGACCAAAACTTTGTCAACCAATTGCTGCGTGAAGCAGCCCAGCAAGCTGGTGGCACGTTGTCATATGCAGACGCTTTGGCCGCTGCTGAACGTCTTGGCATTCCACAAAATATGCTTAACTCGGCCATGCGTACAGGCATGATTACCGAAAGCGTTAAGCCATTTGCCAACGCCACTCAGGGGATGCAAGACAACACTCGCGGCACTTACACCTCAATCCCAATTGGCGTGCAAAGTTTTAACCAGAACTTTCAAAATTATATGAGTTCGCCATTGGGTGCGCAGTACAACCCTGGAGTCACTGGCGGCGTATCGCCTTACGGCGCAGTGATGAATCAGATGCAGCCATTTCAAAACCCGTATGCGGGTGTGGTGGCCAACCAGCCCATCGGCGGCTACAACCCCAACATCTACGATGCTGGTTTGTACGACCGTGTGGTGCAAGAGCGTGCTGATAAAGCAATTGCTAACAAGGCTGAGACAGCATCACTGGCTGAACTGAGTGCTTATAACGGCGGCTTGATCACCAAGGTCATGGGTCCAAACCCACCAACACCAGACGATGGCACGATGTTTGTCCAAAAGGGCGAGTACGTTGTCAAAAAGTCTTCTGTCAACAAGTACGGTAAAGGCTTGTTGGACCAGATCAATGATGGCAAGATTCCAGCCAAAAAAATGAAATCACTTTTGGGTTAAGGAGCAGATATGTCAAAAGGCGGCGCACCAGATGTCACGACCAATGCGGTCGATCCAGACATCAAAGAAGCATTCCTTGCCAACTTCCAGAACGCGCAAAGCGTGGCTGGTGCGCTGCCTGTGCAGCAGTTTGCCGGGTTTAACCCACTGTACCAAGCTGGCGAGGAAGCACTGGTCAACACGGCCTTGGGTGGCCCTGGCATCAGCGGCACTGACCTTGCGGCCCAAATGGCTGCATATGGCGGCGTGTACCAGCCAGCCATGCAGACTGCGGGTCAAGCCAACCTTGGCATGACTGGCCCAGGCTCCATTGGCTCTTACATGAATCCATACACCAGCCAAGTGCGACAAAACGCTTTGGCCGACTTGGAGTCTTCACGCCAGATGGCTATTCAACAAACGGGTGAGCGTGCAACGCAAGCCCGTGCTTTTGGTGGATCGCGCCAAGGTGTTGCAGAGGCTTTGACCAACCAAGGCTTTGCACGCCAAGCTGGCGCGCTTGGCACGCAACTCAACGAAAACGCATTTAATCAGGCTGTGCAGTTGCAGGCTGCTGACTTGGCACGCCAACAGGCAGCGCAAGCGGCTAACCAGCAAGCTGGCTTGGCTGGCGCACAGTTGCGCCTGGGTGGCGCGGGTCAGTTGGGCAGCTTGGCTGCACAGCAGCAGGCTTTGCGCCTTGGTGGCGCACAGGCTGTGATGGGTGCAGGCGGTGCGCGTCAGGCTTTGGACCAACAGCAGATGGACGCCATTCGCAACATCGGTTTGCAGCGCCTAGGCGTGGTGCAAACATCACTTGGAGCGCAGCCTGCCAACTTGGGTGGCACGGTGTCCACTCCGATGTACAGCAACCCGGCTGCTGGTGCGCTTGGTGGCGCAGCGGCTGGCTTCCAATTCGGCGGCCCCACAGGTGCGGCTATTGGCGGTCTGCTTGGTTTACTCGGCGGTCGTTAAGGAGTAAGACATGGCACTTGAATTTAACTTTGGCAACCTGTTTGGTGGAGATACCACCAGCGGCCTTAATGCCCTGTTATCGGCTGACCAGCGCAAGCTGATGAATCAGCAAGGCAACCTGTCGGCAGCGGCTGCTTTGCTGGCAGCCAGTGGCCCCAGCCGCCAGCGCATTGGCCTTGGCCAAGCCCTTGGCTCTGCTTTGCAGGCTGGCCAGCAGGGCTACAACCAAGCCCGTGCGGGATCGCTGCAAGACTTGCTGTTGGGTGAGAAGCTGAAGGAGGCGCAGCGTTTGGGTCTGTACCAAACAGCCCTTTCAGGGACGCAAACCCCAGCGGCGGCTGCACCAGCAATGGAGCCATTGAACGCAGCGCAAGCCAGCCTTGTCAGCCAAGCCGCGCCAATTAGCACTGCTGGGCCAGTTGGGCCTACGAACCAACGCGCAGCCCTTATGGAGGCCGCGCAAGTTGCGCCACCAGTCCCTCCAAGGCCATCCAAAGCAGATGCGCGTTTTGATGAATTGATGCGCAAAGCGGATGTGGCCAACCAGTTCAACCGCCCTGAAGATGCGCAAAAGTTTTTGGATCAGGCGTACAAGATCAAGCCTGTTGAAGAATTCAGCACGACACCTCAGTTTGGCATGAGTCCTCAAGGCACGCCAATTTCTTTTGTTTTGAGCAAATCCGGCAGCATGAGGCTGTTGGATGTCCAGCGCAACCCTGAATTCAATTATCAGGACACTGGCTCATTCATCAGCGTGCGTGACAAGAACACAAACAAAGAACTTGAACGCATTCCAAAAACCATGACGCCAGGCGAAGTGGCGTCCAACCGAGTTGCGCTTGGAAATCTTGGTGTGGCTCAAGGCAACTTGGCATTGCGTGGCCAAGAGTTTGCCCGTGGCGCATTCGACCGAGTGGAAACTGCTGATGGCTTGATGTTGGTCCCCAAGACTCCAGGCGGTGTTGCCGTGCCTCTGATTGGTCCAGATGGCAAGCCACTCAAGGGCGTATCTGGTGGCCAGCCAACAGAAGGCGAGCGCAAGGCGGCAACACTGCTGTCTAGGATGCAGCTTGCGCAAACTCAAATGACTCAAGGCGACAAGGGGATGCCTGGATTCTTGACCTCTGTTACGCCACGATTGGCTTTGCCAGAGGAGCGCAAGAAGGTCGAAGATGCGCAGATGGACTTCTTGGACGCAGCACTGACGCTGGCCACTGGCGCGGCCTATACCGAGTTCCAACTCAAGGGTGCAATGCAATCGTATTTCCCCAAATTTGGCGATTCGCCAGATGTGCTTGCCGACAAAGAATTGCGGCGTCAGAATCTGCTGGAAGCCGCAAGACTTTCAGCAGGCAGAATGGGTGGATCAGTTCCAGCATTGCCCACAACCACAGCCCCACAGCGTGGTGGCGCTGGCGGTAATCGCCCATCCTTGAACAACATCTTTGGAGTTCAGTAATGTCAGAAATTCAGGACAAAATCAAGCAAGCCAAAAAAGCTGGCTACAAGGATGATGAGATTGTCCAATTTCTGGCTCAGATGCCAGATGTTGGCCCACAAGTCGCCACAGCCCTTGAGAATCAGTACAAGCCTGCTGAGATTCTGAAGTTCTTGGGGCAGTCGCCTGCATACCGTGCAGGCACGCAAAAGTCCCCCACACAGCGCGGCATCGTGACTGCACTGCAAGGTCCGACATTTGGTTTTGCCGACGAGTTGGCTGGCGCTATCAGTGCCCCATTCTTGGCGGCACAGCAAAACATCCCACTTGGCCAGGCATACCAGCAAGGCCGCGACATTGTGCGCGGCCAAACAGAATCGTTTGAGGCCGAGCGGCCCTTCACTGCTGCTGGCTTGCAGATCGCTGCCAGCGGCCCGATGGCGTTTGCGAGAGCGCCAACAGTCATTGGCCGTGCAGTCATGCCAGCCATCACCAAGGCAGCCCCCAGCATCGCGCCAACAGTGCAGGCGGTAGGCCGCTACCTGACCGCAGCACCAACCACTGGCCAAGTCATGGGTCTTGGTCAACGCACAGCCCAAGCTGCGGCCTCTGGCGCTGGATACGGCTTGCTTGGTGGTATTGGGGCATCCACAGCCGACAACCCATTGGATGTGCTTTCTGATGCGGCCACAAGTGCCGTGTTTGGCAGTGCCTTGGGCGCAACTACGCAGCCAGCCATGTCGGTGCTGGGCGCTGGTGGTCGGCAAGTGATGGCACGTGTTTCTCCATCATCCGCAGCCACGCAAGCGCAGCAAAAAGTGGCCGAGGCTTTGATCAGGGACCAGCCAGAGGCTTTGGCCTCCAGTGCCTTAAATCGCGCACAGACAAGATTGACTCGACTTGGCCCAGAGGCACGCATTGCCGATGTGGGTGGCAAGTCCACGCGCAACCTGCTTGATGTGCAGGCCACACTGCCTGGGACCACCACAGAGGCTGTGGAGCGTGCCATTCGTGAGCGCCAAGCTGGGCGTGCTGGCCGATTGATGACGTCTGCCGACGAGGCTCTTGGCACTCAAGGCGCACAGTATTTGGCCAAGCTGGAAGACTTCAGCAACCAGCGGTTTGCTGCCTCTCGCCCATACTATGCCGCCATTGATCAAGCCACTGCCAAGGTGGATGACGCTGTGGCCGATGTCTTGAACAAGTCGCAGGCTGTGCAGCGAGATGCTGAATTGCTGTTCAAAACGAAAACAGGCCAGACCATTGATCTGTCGCAATTGCAGCCTGGGCAGACCGTGCCAATGAACGTGCTGGATTCGCTGAAGCAGTCTTTGTATGACGCCTCACAATCATTGCGGCGCAGTGGCAGCAATGAGCAGGCCAACGCATATGACCAAGTGCGTCTGAAACTGATCGGTGAACTGGAGAAGCAGTCGCCCAAGATTGGCGGTCAGTCTGCATACACCATGGCTCTTAAGACATGGGCTGGTCCATCGCAGATGATGGATGCCGCAGAAGTTGGCCGCAGCGTGATGCGTGGCGACATTCTGGACGTACAGCAGGCCACCAAGGGTCTGTCGCCTTCCGAGATTGATGCTTTCCGCATTGGTGCGCTCCAAGCCCTGCGCCAGTCCACTGGTACAGAGGCTGGTCAAACATCGCTGCTCAAGATGTGGAAAGAGCCAGCAACACAAGAGCGCCTCAAGGCTGCGTTCGGCAACGACTACCGCACCTTTGCGGCTGCTGTTGCCAAGGAGGCACGTTTGAAGGGCTTAGAGTCCACTGGCCGTGGCAGCCAAACCGCTGCACGCTTGGCTGGTGCGGCTGACCTTGATGTGGCTCCACTGACTCAAACCGCAGGTGCTGTGGCGTCTGGCAACTTGCCAGCCATTGTGACAACCGCTGCCAACTTGGCACGGCAAACACAAACGCCCGAGCCAGTGCGAAACGAGATTGGCCGGATTCTGCTCTCGCGTGATCCGCAAGAGTTGCGCAAGCTGGAGGCCATCGTGCGCCAAATCAATGCCTCCAGATCACGGGCAGCAGGTGCGGCAGGCTTTGGTGCTGGCCAGATCGGAACTATGCTGTCCGATGTGATGATGCCTTAACCACCCCCAAAAAACGCAGCGGTCAAAGGGTCGCGTTTAATCACGCGCCTTTTCTGTCTGCGTCTTGCTTCCAAAAAATCCTTGTCGTCGGCACTCAGCTTGGCCCTGAACTCTTTCACCCGCTGCGTGCTGGTGCGGCCTGTTGGCGGTGGCGGTGGCGCATCATCTCCAGCGCCAAGCTGGTACTTAGGCCGCCAGCGGTAACTGTCACCAGCCTTGGCCCATCCACCGATATGCACCAGCCCCTGCTGATGCATATCTTCCAGCACCCGCTGCACAGCCCGTCTGTTGCAAAAGATGATGTCCACCAGTTCCCGGTCACACCTCGCACGGCCATCGGCCATGACGAGTTCCAGCTTGGGCCGGATGCGCGGCTTTAGTCCAGGCATTTGAGCGCCTCGATGTCTTTGCGGTACACCTGGCCATAGTGCATCAGGCTTGGCAGCTTGTAGGCGTCCATAGCTCCGGGCCTGCCGGTGTATGGCAGCAACTCACGGCCATCGTATGTGCCCTTCATCTTGTCGATCATGGTGGGTGGGGTCTTGGGGTCAATAAATTGGGTCATTGTTTTTCAGGCAGTTAATTTGATATTCAAGTTTTTGGCACAGCCGATGGGCTGCGTCACGGTCTTGCACATCTGACGGGCAATTGCCCACCATGTGCGCTGGCTTGGCCAGCTTGCGCTGCTGCTCATAAGCACGGGCAAGCTGGACCTCAAGGTAGGCCAGATCGGTGAGGTAATGGTCTTTGACTTTCATTTGCGGCATCCTTTCAAGCAGGCTGGTGACATCTTGGACTGGCACACGCCAAGAATTTGGCAGCGTGTCAGTGGCTTGGGCTTGATCCAAATGGTCTTCATGCCTGCGCCTTTGTGTAAAGCGCAATTGGCTTGTATACGCTTGAAGGTTTTTTCCATCGAAAATATTTGTGGCCCACTGCGTTCTCGCAAAGGTATGCAATCGGCTCAGGAATTGTTATTGAGATCACGCCAGTCTGGCTGGGTATTGGTTGCTCCATGCACTTAGCATAAACACGATCAGCAACAAGGGCGGCAAAGTGTTCAATGTCACCATGCAGGGTCAAACCATTGGCCTCGATCAATTCAAAGATTTCATCTTTGTTCATGACGACAGCCCAAAGAACAGGCAAGCGGCCAAGCCGATGCCGATGACGCAGGCCAGAGCAATGTCCAAGCAGGCGTCTGCACGCCCATGCAGCTTGGCGGCTTTGACTTGGTAGTGCTGGTGATATTTTTGGTGTTTCATGGCTTTTCTTTCAGAGGAAAGGGGCCGAAGCCCCGTGGGTTTACTGAGTGCAACTAGCGCAGTTGCAAGAAATAATGTCGCTCTTTGCGGAAAGGCGCAGTTCAGTCATCGTGTCATAGCCCCGTATGTGAACCATGTCATCGTAAAACCGAAAGCCGTTTGGCAAATTTAAGATGTATGAGACTTCATCACCGTACCCGTCAACGTCAACATCACGGGTCACATCAAGTTTGTATTTCATCGTTTACTCCGTTTTCATCGTTACCCAACACAACAATTTGTGTTGGTGAAACAGATTATGTACTAAATAAACCGATGTGTCAACACCCCTACAAAACAGTCAACTATTAACAAAGAACACAAGTAAAATGCCGCCATGAATTCCATCCACGACATCCGAGACATGGCCCGTTTGCACAAGATTCAGATGAAGCAGGTTTGCACGCTGGCCCAAATACAACAGCCCCAGGTCAGCAGGTGGCTGTCTGGGGCTGTTGATCCTCTGTGGTGCTCAGTTAATCAGATGGAGGCTGCGCTGTTTGAACTGATAGAACAACAGGCGAAGCAAGGCCAGTGCGCAGCAGATACCGCACCAGCGCAGCCTTAGACATTCCCAAGGCGTGCGCTGTGGCCTCCAGCTTGTCAAACAGTTCCTGTTCAACGTGAGCCGCGATAAAGACCTTACCAGTCATCGCCACCAGCCTCAACAGCCGCCACAGGTGCAGCGCGGCCAATGCCAAAGTCATCAGCAGCCGATGGCTTGGCGCCACCCAATGGCTGGCCTTTCTTGACCAACAAAATGTTGTTCAAACCGAACGACACCCCGTTATTGCCAGCCTGTGAATACGCATAGGCATTCAAGGACACCCGCACATAGTCACCAGACACGATGTCATCGCTACCGATCAGGTCATTGCCATGCGTGTCAATCGCGCCAGGCTTGCTGGTGGACTTCACATTGCAGAAGAAATGCCCTGCGTATTCCTTGCCCAAAGGGCTGCCATCGGTTTTGGTTTCGGTGTCGCCATCACGCAAAGGGTTGCGCACATTCTTTGGCACTTTGTCGCCGAACTTAGCAGCCAGCGCCTCTTTGGCCGCAGCTTTCATGGCACTCAAGGTGGCCGTGTCGGTCTTGGGGATGAGGAGTTGGGTGCTGAATTCGTCCTTGCCGGACAATTCGTTTTTGCGTGCTTGCAGAGCAGAAAAATATGAGGTGCGGACCTCGCCAGTTGTTACGCGTGTAGTCATGATCGTTTCTTTCAGTTGATCGTTTAAAGGTTTTCAGCCCCATCAGGTGACAAGGCGATTGCACTTTAGCATAAATAAAGTGCTTGTGTAAAAGATTTTTACAGCGCACAATCGGGACTCTTTCAACCGCTAAACCGAGGAAACCGATGAAGCTATACCCGCACCAAGAAGAGGCCAAGCAATTCTTGCTGGACACCAAGAGGGCCATCCTGGCCGACCAGCCGCGAGTCGGCAAGACGCTGCCCACAGCAGCCGCAGCCCTTGAACACCTCCCTGCCCTGATCGTCTGTCCGGCCATCGCTAAGACCGTGTGGGAGGCTGCATTCAACAAGCTGTCGGACGCCACTGTGCGTGTGGTCAATGGCAAGAATGACGCCATGAAGACTACACAGCACCAGGTGGTCATCATCAATTACGACCTGCTGCAATACTTCAACAATGCTGGCTACCAAACGCTGGTGCTGGACGAGTGCCATCGCATCAAGAACCCGATGGCCAAACGCACCAAGTCGGCAACCCTGCTGATGAAGCAGATTGACCGTGTGTATGCCTTATCCGGCACGCCCATCCCCAACAGGCCCGTGGAACTGTGGCCCATCTTGCACGGTCTTGGCATCTATCGTGGCGGCTGGTACGACTTTGCTGCCAGGTACGCCAAGATGTGGAAAGCGCCATGGGGCTTGGATGTCTCAGGCTCCAGCAATATCCCTGAACTCAAGGCCATGATGAAGCCCCATGTGCTGCGCCGCAAAAAAGAAGATGTGTTCAAAGACTACCAAGACCCGCAGGTCAGTCTGATCACCTTTGACCTGCCCAATAACAAGCGCGAGCAAGAGTTTGATGCCGATGCCTTGGTGGCAAACCCCAACGCCTTGCTGGCCTTTGAGGGTTTGGCCGAGATCATGAAGGAAGCAGGGATGCGCAAGGTGGATGCCGCTGCGGAATTCATTGACGACTTGCTGAACGCAGGCGAGCCTGTCGTGGTCTTTGCCCACCACAAGGATGTGGTCGGGAAGCTGTGCGATGAGTTGCGCGTCCACAAGCCTGTGACAGTGGTGGGTGACACACCACGCGCACAGCGTGACAAGGCCATTGAGTCATTTCAAACAGGAAAGACCAAGTGCATTGTGGGAAACATCGCAGCCATGTCCGAGGGTGTGGACCTGTCTGCTGCCGACACCATTGTCTTTGTGGAATGCACATGGTCCACCAGTGCGCTGGAGCAGGCATCCAGCCGGGTCGAGAACATCGCCAAGCATGGCGTGAAACCGATGATCTACATCCTGACGATCAGGGCATCACTGGATCACACGGTGCTGGCCAAGATACTGGCCAAGCAGAACATCATCAATCAGATTATTTAAGGAGCCACCATGCAACACACTGCACGCAAACACGCCCGTCTGTCGGCATCACGCACAGAACGCTTCATGTCATGCCCAGGCTCTGTGCGTCTGGAAAACCAGATGCCCTATGAGCCAGCAGGCGAGGCGGCAGCCATTGGCACGCACATTCATGAACTGTCCGAGAAGCTGCTCAGAGGCGAAGAACTCGACAGCCCTGACCTTGACCCCGAACACGTTGCGATGGCCCAGGAATATGCCAATTTCGTCAACACGCTGGTCGAGAACCCCCGCAAACGCATGATTGAGGTCAACGTGGACCCTGGCCTCAAATCCCTGCACCAAGCCCTTGGCGGCACTGCTGACGCTGTGCTGGTGGATGGTGACCACCTCCATGTCATCGACCTCAAGACTGGCCGTGTCTTGGTTGAAGCCAAGGACAACAAGCAACTGCTGACCTATGCCTTGGGCGTCATGCGGCAGTTCAACGCGCCAGCCTCCATCCAATGCACCATGCACATCTTCCAGCCCCGTGCTGGCCACTCCAAGTGGACAGTCAGTGGCGTGGACCTGATCAGCCATGGCCATGAACTGAAGAAAGCCGCAGAACTTGCCCTATCCCCAGACGCGCCAGTGATCCCCAGCCCTGATGCCTGCAAATACTGCAAGGCCAAGACCATTTGCCCAGCCATGCGCCAGAAGGTCCAAGACAACGCACGCAAGGACTTTGCACCCGATACAGCCATCACGCCAGAAATGCTGGAGTTGGCCACCTTGGCTGCTGATTGGTCGGATGCAGTCATCACGGCTGCCAAGAAGCAATTAACAGACGGTGAAACGATCAGTGGATGGAATCTCAAGCCTGGCCGTAAGACGCGCTTTTGGAAGTCTGAAGCCTTGGCAGCGGCTGCACTAAAGGACCACCCAGAAGCCTTCAGCCTGAAATCCCCATCAGCCATTGCCGACCTCAAGATCGAGGTGTCCGATGACCTGATTGGCGTGAAGCAGGCGGCTGCGTCTTTGGCCAAGGACAAGGTCAAAAAGTCCGAAGACTAGAATCCCCATTCCCAAAAGAAAACCCCGGCATGACGCGAATCATGTCGGGGAGAGAAGTCCCACTTACAAGGAGTTTCCAGTGTCAATTTTACCGCTGTGCTACAGTTGATGCATCGCTTGGCAGCGATTTTTATGCAACAGGCCCAGGCCAACCCTTCTGCACGAGTTGCATCGTGTCTGCCAACTGGCCCACGCCAGAGGAGGGTTGACCTGGGTTTTTTTATGGACCCGAACATCATGAAGACAGTTCATCACATCACGCCAAAGATTGGCGACACGCTTTCCTTTAACTGCCCATCATGTGGATGCGCCCATATGCAGCAAGACAAGAATTGCGACCATTACTGGTTTTGTCACAACGGCCATGAGTTTTATGTGAGTCTTTATCAGTCATCGGCCACAACCTTGAACCTCTCTTTTGTGCCGGTCCATGACATAGCAGGTGACACACATGGCTAAGAAGACATTCGGATTTATCGCCAAGAACTTGGCAGCCCTGGGCTACGAGCCTGTCCCGATCATCCGAGGAGAGAAGCGGCCAGCGGTGGACAAGTGGCAGGCCGGTGGGTGGGAAGAACACACCCAGCAGTTCGAGACCAATTACACCGGGCTGCTGACCCGGTTCAACCCCGGTGTGGACATCGATGTGTCCGACGAGGAACTGGTGCAAGCCATCCGCGCCATCGTCTTTGATGTCGCCGGGTGCCATGAACTGCCGCCACCCCGGCGCATCGGCAACGCCCCCCGCGAGTTGCTGCTGTTTCGCACCGAGGAGGAATTTCCCAAGGTCAGCACCGCTGCCTATGCCCTGAAGACCGACAAGCCGGACGCCAATGGCAAGGTCAAAGGCTCCAAGGTCGAGATCCTGGCCAGTGGCCAGCAGTTTGTGGCCTATGCCATCCACCCCGACACCGGCAAACCATACAACTGGAACGGCGGTGGTGAGCCTTTGGCCATGGAACGCGCCAAGCTGGTGACGCTGGACGAGGACCAGGCCAAGGAGATCGTGGCCCGGTGCGAGGTGTTGCTGTCCCTGCATGGGCAGCTTGTTGAGCGCCGGTCCATCACCTCGGACTCGGGCGGCACGTTGGCAGACCGTGTGCCCAACGAGCGCCAAGATGCCGATGACCCGATCCTGGCGCTGTCGGCAGTTGGAGCAATGCCAAACCCGAACCTGCCATTTGACGATTGGCTGCGCGTCCTGTACGCCACCAAGGGTGCGCTCAAGGAAGAAGGCCGCACAGCCTTCATGCGCTGGTCGGCCAAGTCCATTAAGCACGACCAAGCCTTTGCTGACCGTGAGTGGCAAAAGGCGCGGCCCACGTTGCTGGGCGCTGGTTCGCTGATCTGGATGGCCAAGAAGCTGGGCTGGGCACCCGTGTCCACGCAGTTGGCGCAGCCGGTGGCAGCTACTGTGCACGTTGACGATCATGAGCCTCAGTCCTTGGTTTGGCCGCATATGTCTGGCGGCAAGACGCCCAAGCCGCTGAACACGCTGGAAAACTTTGCCGCGCTATCCAGGTTCCTTGGCGTCGAGTACCGCATGAACATGATGACCGGCGAGGAGGTCGTACGCATTCCCGGCATGAGCGTGGCCGAAGGCTGCGAGGCCAACAGCGCAGTCACCCACATGATGAGCCAGGCCAACTTGGCCAGCCTGCCATCCAGCCTGGTGCCGGAATTCATGTCAATGCTTTGTGCACAGAACCCGTTTCACCCTGCCCAGCAGTGGGTGGATTCACGGCCTTGGGACGGGGTTGGCCGGGTGCAGCAGTGGCTGGACACCATCAAGGCAGTGGATCAGCCTCTGAAGGAACAGATGATGCGCCGCTGGGCCATCAGCGCCATTGCCGCGCTGTACAAGCCTGGTGGCGTCAGTGCCCACGGCGTGCTGACGCTCTTGGGTGACCAAGGCATTGGAAAAACGAGCTGGTTCCTGTCGCTGGTGCCGCAGGGATTGGGTTTTGCCAAGGACGGGATGATCCTGCGTCCTGACAGCCCCGACAGCGTGCGCCAGGTCACCGCCAACTGGCTGGTCGAGTTGGGCGAGTTGGACGCCACCTTTCGCAAGTCTGACATTGCAGCCCTCAAGGCATTCATCACGCAGGCTAGCGACACATACCGCCTGCCCTACGCCAGAAAGAACACGGTCAACCCACGGCGCACGGTTTTCTTTGCATCGGTCAATGACTCCAAGTTCCTGTCCGACAACACCGGAAACCGTAGGTACTGGACGATTGATTGCATAGAGATCAATTACCGCCACCAGATCGACATGCAGCAGTTCTGGGCCGAGGTCAAGACGCTGTACCAGGCTGGCGAGTCGTGGTTCCTTGATGAGGCCGAGTTGGCAAGCCTGAACGAGTCGAACGAGCAGTTCATGACGCTGGACCCGATTACCGAAAGGCTTGAGACAAAACTGGATTGGGAGGCACCTGCTTTTGACTGGAAATGGCGGACAGCCACCGATGTGGCCTTGTCGATTGGGCTGGCAAATCCCGGTCGGTCAGACGTCACGAGGGTGGCAACCTATTTGCAGAAAAACAAAGGGTGCACTCGACGCAGATCGAACGGTATGACCATGACCTTGGTTCCACCGCCATTTTTCGCTTAAAGGTTACACCGTTGCACCAATGGTCGCACTTGCCTCAAACCCGCATGGCTATTTGGTTTGTGTAACCTAGTGCAACCTAGTGCATCTATTTAATATGAAATGGATATAAGAGGAAATATGGGAAATACACACATAGATTACGCAAATAAAAAGGTTAAGCAATTGGATGCACTGTATGCACTGGATGCACTGACGCCTTTTTTGGATGATGACCGGGTGACCTGCGACACCTGCCAGCATCAGGTCACGCAGCAGGCCGACGAGTTCATTGATCTGGATAGGGCAAGGAAACTCAGGTCCATGGGCAAGCGCCTTGGCATGGCTGGCGACAAGTTTGAGCAAAAGGGCAAGTGGCTGAGAATTCATTGGGTTGAATCCTCATGCATGGCGACTGGCTTTGCGCCCATGCCCAGCCAACTGAAGCACCGCTGCCATTTGTATTGCAAGGCAAGTGAGCGGCCATCGTCGGTAGAATCCGATGCATGGTGGCAAGACTGAGAAAGAGCATCGAACACACTGAACAGGTCAAGCTGGTGCAGCGGGTTCGTGCGTTCTACCCAGACACCATCATTGCGTCCATACCGAATGGAGGCGATAGAACGGCCTCAGAGCGCGTTAGGCTGCATCATGAGGGGGTACTGGCTGGAATGCCTGATCTGTGCGTTCTGGAGGCTTGTGGAGGGTTTCACGGGCTTTTTGTGGAGATGAAGACGGCCACAGGGACGCAGAGCAAAGAGCAAAAGGCTTTGCAGTTGCAATTAAACAACAGGGGCTACCTTTGCACGGTGGCCAGATCAGCCGCTGAAGGCTTTGAAATCATTAAGGGGTATCTGGATGGCGAGAAACTCATTGGCCGAGATTGCTGACCAAGGCGCAGCCAACATTGCGGCAGCACAGACACGCAAGGCAGAAGTCAGCCTGGCCAACAAAGCTATTCACGCATTCGGGGGTGAGGATGCCGTCATCGAATTCATTGCATCCGGCGGCACGATCTCCGCGCTGTGCAAGGTATTGGGCATCGGGAATACGACATTCGACAGATGGGTCGAGAGAGGGGGCGAGGCACGCATGGCTGCCTACGCACGCGCACGCGTGCGTGCAGGGCAGAGTTTAGCCGAGCAGACCATCGACATCGCTGATGCCGCGCTGCCACAGGAAGCGCAGGTCGCCAAGCTACGGGTGGACACAAGGCGCTGGCTGGCCTCTAAGCTGTCCGAGGAGTTCTCAGACAAGCAGCAGCCCTTAGTCAACATCGACCTGGGCAGCATGGCACTTGATGCCCTGCGCAAGCGAAGCCTCGATATGCGTACCCAAGACTGACAGCACTTCTTACAACGGCCATTATGTAAAGTCGAGTTGCAGTTATCCACAAATTTATGTATACGCAAGCATTACGAATGGAGTTATCCACAGGAATCTGTGGATAACTGTGGACAAAAACCTGTGGACAGGTGCGGCACGGCCTGCCGACCTGGCCGCGCTGGACCCCCCCCATCGGGCCTCGCGGCGGGGGCGGCTGCTGCGGCACTTGACACCTATCTGCATCCCCCCATCAGAAAAAAATTTTTAAAATAATTTACACCATCCCTGATTTGCGCTAAAGTGCAATTTCCATTAACCAGGAGAAAACGATGAACACGACATTGCTAACCAAGGTGCGGACTCTGTATCCGAACAGCCGCCACAACCAACGCCAGTGGATCAAGAGCATTCGCCATCTGGGAGACAGGTGGCTGGTGCGCAGCCCCCAGCCAAAAGCGGTCCTCATTGAGCAGGCAGCCGGGAGGATGGTATGACCAAGCTGGACCTGATAATTTTGCTGACCCTGCTGTGCGCCAGCGCCAGCATCTCCATTGCCATCTTGTATTGGCTGGTGAATGTGGCCGTGATGGTGTGGGGGGTGTTATGAGCGAGAAAGACTTCTGGAAAGGCTACGTTCCTGAGCCGGATAAAAGACAGCAAGCCCTCAACAAGAAGGCAGAGAACGCCCGTGAGTTGGGGCTGGACTATGAGCCAGTTTGGGGTGGTGGCCCTACAAACAAAGACTACGAAGATGCCATGCGCCAGAGGCGATTGCACCAACTCACATCCCCACCAGCACAGCGCACATGGGTTGGGCTGACGGATGAAGATCGCGCTCAGTGCGTGCAGGCCACCGTTAACTCTGGCGATGCTGCGCAATTGATTGCTGCCATCGAAGCCAAACTCAAGGAGAAGAACACATGACCACACAACTGGTTCGTGACTCAATGAAGTTGATGGCCGATGCTGGTGTAGACATTTTGGACATCAAATGGTTTGATCTGACCGGGGCGTTCTCGGAGCATCAACACGCCAACCTTGAGCCTGTGATGACGCATCGCCCACCATTTGACAAATGCTTTGTTACTTGGAAAGGAAAGACTCGCAGCCACCCGAGCTATGAGGTTCTTATGCTGGTGGCTGGGACTGACCCAAACGAGGGAATCACGGTGTCAATGTGGAAGGGGCCAAGCGGCACAAGGCTGCGCCCCATCCCTGCGATGTTCTACTTCATCGAGGATGACAACATCCGTTACGGAGCAGTCAGTGATGATGAGCCGATAGACAAGGAATTGGCAGAGATCATGCTGGCTCAAATTGGCGCTTGGTACGGTGCGATGGACAGGCGTATTGAGGCGCACATTCCCACAGTGCGTGACACATTTACCAACCGCCGGAAGATACAGCAAGGCAAACTGCCGACCTACGACTGGACAACGGTATGGATTGAGCCATCTAAGCCCCGCCAAGAGTCCAAAGGGGGCACACACGCATCACCCCGACTGCATGAGCGCAGAGGCCACCTGAGAAGGCTAAAAACAGGCAAGAACGTCTGGGTCAAGTCTTGCAAGGTTGGTGACGCAAGCAAGGGGGCGATATTCCACGACTATGCAATCAAGGAGATGAACACATGAACTGCAAACACCGCTGGGAGCCGAGCAATTTCGGTATCAAGTACCGCATACCCACGCACTACCTGTACCAATGCACCCGGTGCAGCAAGATCATCGGCACATTACTCAAGGAGAAGACATGACCGAATGCCAACACCGATGGGAGCCTGTTCCTGATAAACCGATTTACAAATGCGTCCGATGCAATGCATTTAGTGTGAGATTCAAATGAGAAAAAAGAGCAGTTACAGGCCCAAGGGGGTGAGGCTGGACAACATGAGTT